TCATTTTCCTTTGTCCTCCTTTTCAATTCCTATCATATCTTCAATATCTTCTACACGGCCCTTCACATCGCAAAGCGCGTCTTTCATTGATATAAGGGACGCATTGATATTGCCAAGTGTTTTTGTCTGCTCGGTCAGCGTGCCGTCTATAATGCCGGTCAGGCGTTCCTCTCGCTTCCCACTGTCCCGCATGACGTAGATAACCAGTACTATAGCCAGCAGCGCCCACGCACTATTAGGGCTGGCTAATATCTCCTTTAATGGTATAAATTGCTCCAATTCCTCACCCCCATAAATTACAGCCCACCAACAAGAATAAATGATTGAAACATAAATGTTGATCCGGCTTCCCGTTTGTATACCGTTATATAAGGAGAACCAGCGCTAGCAATGGCTAGGTAAATCCCATCAGGGGAGAAGGATGCTTCATATCCAAGAACCGTAGGCAACGTAGCAGGATCTGCCAGCTTTGTGAAAAAGTCTCCATCTCGTTTGTATACCGTTATGAAAGGAGAACCAGCGTGAGCAACGGCTAGGTAAATCCCATCAGGGGAAAAGTCTACAGAGTTTGCTGCACCCGGAGGCAACGTAGCAGGATCTGCCAGCTTTGTGAAAACGTCTCCATCTCGTTTGTATATCGTTATGAAAGGAGAAGCAGTGTAACCAACGACTAGGTAAATCCCATCTGAAGAAAAGCCTACTCCACGTCCAGTACTTGCAGGCAACACGGATGGATTTGCCAGCTTTGTAAACACGTCTCCATTCCGTTTGTATATTGTAACGTAAGGAGAACTATCGTGAGCAACGGCTAGGTAAATCCCATCTGAAGAAAAGTCTACTTCACGTCCAGTACTTGCAGGCAACACGGATGGATTTGCCAGTTTAGTGAAAATATCACCGTCTCGTTTATAAATCATGAGGTAGGGACTGTTACTGTGGCCCACCGCTAAGTAAGCCCCGTCTGAGGAGAAAGCTATACTTTGGGCATTACCCGTAGGCAAAGTGGCCGGATTCGGTAGTTTAGTGAAAGTATCACTATCCCGCTTATAAATTGTAACGAAAGGGCTGCCACCATGGCTCACCGCTAAATAAAACCCATCTGGCGAAAAAACTACCCCCGTGGCAACACCCGTAGGCGCAGTAGCGGGATTTGGCAGTTTAGTGAAAATATCACCGTCTCGTTTATAAATCATGAGGTAGGGACTGTTACTGTAGCCCACCGCTAAGTAAGCCCCGTCTGAGGAGAAGGATACAGAGTTTGCTGCATTGGAGGGTATAGTAGATGGATCTGCCAGCTTTGTAAAAATATCACTCATCTAATAATCCACCACCTTAGCAATTACGCTGACCATCGTAGCAGAGACACCGGCACCGTTAATTTGAGCGTAAAACTGCAGCCCTTCCGCAACAAGCGTGTTGGTCGGTGCCGCCCAGTTTGTCAATTTCGTTGAGATGCTAACTTCTGCCAACAGCGTCCCATTGTGAAAAATCTGAACACCAGTAGCGGCTGTCGGCGTATCTGTTGTCATTATGGTATAGCCGACTAGTTTCCCGGCGCGTGGGAACATGTTCAGTACAGATTTTTGACCATTTTCGGGATTGACCAGGGCAACACCGGCCGTCCATTGACGTGTTGCCCAGGCTATAGCGTAATCTGTTGCCGACGATTTAACTAAAACTTGGCCTGCCGTGCCGCCCGCAGGGATACCGGTGCCTGCTGCGCCAGGGTCCCCTTTCGGCCCCTGCGGTCCAATTGGTCCCGCCTTACCTTGTGGTCCAGCGGGTCCCTCAGGGCCTTGTATTCCTTGGGAGCCAGCGGGTCCCTGGGGTCCGGCTGCGCCTTGGGAAGCTAATAACGCCCAGTAGGTTTCAGAAGAGGCGTTTCCCGTAGGTGGTACGTTCGTATGCGCGTCTAAACAAAAATAAGACGCGCCCTGATAGCCCACGGCATCGTCTTTTTGGTAGGTAGTAGTATTAGACCATGACCCTTTCCATGCCAATCCTGCAGGACCACCCGGACCGGCGGGACCTCGCAGCCCCTGAGGGCCTGTCGGGCCAACGGGTCCTTGCTCTCCTTGTGGGCCGGCAGGACCCTGTGGTCCGGGCGGTCCCTCGGTTCCTTCTCCGCCGCCAGATGTATACAGCGCCGATACGGCAGTGACCAGGTTTTCAAAGTTTTCATCTGTGACCGTATACCCCTGCTGAGACAATGCCTCAGCGATGGCCGCACACATCATGCTGACCTGGTAAAACAGTTTATTGTGTAGTTCCGGGATAGCACGGCCGGGGATGACACCGTTTTGCCGTTGCGTTGCGGCAGCATATTGCTCATCGGTCATCATGCTCGTTTTGGTTTCATTGAAAATTTTAAAATTTGTAGGCATGTCTTCCCTCCCTTATGCAATCTGCTCGATATACGCCAAACTATAAAAAGGCGGCATATTCGTGTGTGGCTGACCATCGCCAGTTTCGGTCGTTGGGTAAGTCCAGTACTCTGGACCCACGCCAGCGCCCGCCTGCCCTAATTCCCGGCCTTCGTGGATGCCATCGGAACTATGCGAATAGTATTGTGACCCATGACTATGTGAGGGTATTTGGTCTATGGATAACGTTACTGCTGCGGCCCCGCCTGAGGTGCCTGCAGGATACGCTGAACTGGCGACAAGAATAAACCTGCCTCGCAGATCCTGGGTACCGTCGGTGCCGTCGCAAATGTGCCAGGAAGTATTAATTTTGCCACTGAGCCGGTCAATCGGATATTTATTGCCTGTGCCGCCAAAGCTGCCGCGAAACGGCAGCGCTACCCCGGCAGGTGGTACGCCTCCGGACACCAGCGCACTGCCGCCGGCATGAGTTACCCAGCGGACCGTATTATCTGTAGTTATCCCTTCATTGGCCGCCCATGTCGGCTCGGCAGCGCCGCTTATGCCGCCCTGCGTGCAGTAAAACCATTTGGCCATACCTAAGTTCTTACTGTATACGATATCGCTGACCGTGTATTTCGTGTTTGGCTGCCAAAACAAAACGCTACTACCGGCAAGGGACAACAGCGCTTGCGTAATATTATTGGTAAGCAAAGCCAGATCAGCGTCTGACGCGTCAAAGCCCTGATTGGCCACAAACTGCCCAAACGCGGTAACCATCATGCTCCACTGGTAAAACATCTTGTTGTGCATGGCGCTAGGCGCGATTCCTGGCGTTACGCCGTTTATTCTGTAATTACTGCTTTGATAAACTGAATGATCAATCATGTTTTGCTTATTCTGATCAAAAACAAGAAAATTGCTAGTTGCCAATTAAGACCACTCTCCTTCCCCGTATCCCTTGTACATGTCGTCTTCATCACCGTAGGCAAAAACGTACGAATCTGCTCGCAGACCGCCGCCCTGCCAATAACCCCGGTCATAACCCTTCATGGCTGGTGTGTCCATGTCGTAGGCGAATAATGGCCGGCCAGTGGCGGTCAGGTTGATTCTGACCGTCTCAGGTTTCGGAAATAGGTAGCCATGCTCCAACAGGTCCTTTACAAGCGTTCCGACATTCCCAACCAGCAGCACGTCCATGCTCATGTCCTGATTGTCGTAAATCTCCAAGTGATATTCCGGAAAGTGTTCATCCCAATAAGAGTATATAGAAGGCGTCATACCGTCCCATATATTAATCAGGACTTTTGCTTTTAACGCGAACCGGTAAGTACTGTCCCCCATAACCGGACTATAGCCGCCCGAGGGCTGAAAGTCCAAAACACGCTTACGGCCAATGAATTCGCCAAGAATGTCAAGCTGCTTACCTACGGCTGTGTCCAAATCAAAGTATGTGTGAATATTTCTGGCCAGCTCAGCAACATCCTCGCCTTTTTGCAGGCCGGCTTCTAACCAGGCCATAAACTTAGGTTTATCGCGGTATAGAGAGGTGATTAGATTCAGATATTTTTCCATATGCCCTCCTAAGCGGGGTTAACCTTAATATTGGCTAATTCTCCCTTGGTAACACCGTGAAACGGGATCACAATATCCGCTGTACTTTGGGCTTTGCCTACGGTCCCGGCTGTCAACGACTGAATAGAAAAAGACGGCATATGCAAGTCTACATTCGCCGTCATAGCTGCGGCCCATAAAGCCGACAGGGCCAAATCCTGGCCAATGGCCAGGTTGTTGAGGTATGCCACAAGGTTAGCATTTATGTTTTCGAGCACATTGCTGGTGTACCCGGTGAGCTGCTTGATATTCAGTGTAACGGCCATATTATAATAGGTCGGCCGATAGAACCTGATCAGCACATTCTGCCCCCGGTCATTCATAACCAGTATAGCAGTCGTTCCGTTTGTATATCCCCCCGGCGTTTTCCGGGTGTGGATGGTTCTGGCGATTTCCTCATCGTTGCCGCCCTCGATAACTGCAGTCAAACTATGGGGCGGCAGGCCGTTATCATCATACTGGCCTGTATCATTTTCGTAAAGAATATGACGGGTTACACCCGGCAAGGCATAAATCGCGCCATCGATGCCATCCAAGACAGTGGTACTGGGATTTGCCGTACTGGCAGCCTGCCGGCCACGCAGGGCTGAATCGACTTCCGCTGCTTGCCCCGGGCTGGCAGCTGCAGAGTTGGACACGTTCAACCAACCGGCTGTAGGCGTCATGATCTTGTTAATCTCTCCCGACTGCGCGGTTATGTTACCCAGGGTTTGACAGGTGGCTACCGATGATGTGGAGCCGGATGTGCCGATAACTACAGAGGCAGGCAGCGCCCAGTTATACCCGGATACGTCCTGGACAATGCCGTTTGTTATCACCGTGCCGCCTTGGCCGGTGAGGATGACAGGGACAGTTGAGTAAGACGCTGCTTTGCGGTTGATACCGTTAATTCTCACGGTACCATCCAGCGCTGCGTTAGTAGCCGTACTCGGTGATCGGCTGTTATATGCCAGTTGCAAGGTTTGCAGTACGTCATGGTACTTGAGTGACAGCGCGGAGATATATTGGTAGTCGGCGCTGTCGTTTTCTAAATAGATGTCCTGCCCGTAAATCCGCTTTGCCTCGGCAATCATGCCATCTCTGATATCTATATAACTGGGGAGATGTAAGCCGCTGGCGTCGATGTATGGTTTAAAATAAGCCATCAGAATGTCACCTCCTCATCCAAGGTGATAGTGCCATATACCGTATCCACACGGCACTGGAATACGTATTTGCGTGTCTCGTTATCAAAGGTACTGGAAAAATCGAATATATCCGTCACGTCCGTAGTATTTCGGATTCGTTTTTGCAAAATCAGGTCAATGGCCTGGGTTCCCCTGTTTGTTCTGGCACCAAGTATAACCTGAAATAACGGCAATCCATCCTCGGTATCCTCCCACCATTCTGTTAGCAGCAGCTTTAGTCGCGTATAAACTGCCTGTGCTACCGCTTCCTCTTTCGATAGGAAAGCTTGCCGATTTTGGCCAAATGTATAGTCGCCGTTCGCATCCAAACGTCGATAGATCATGTCACGCCTCCTGTTGTGCCGCCGCCTGGTTCCACACCGCCATGGGTGTGCCCCAGGAAGGAACGGCCATCAATGGTGGTATTGGGGCCAATATTGATGTTGCCAGAATTGATGTTGATGTTACTGTCTGCAATTTCTATGATTGCGCTGCCGGCGTCATTCCGAATTTGCAGACTGTCGGTGGACACCCCTGACAATCGGTTCGGCTGTGAAATTTTAGTTATGATGGCCAGCCCGTCGGACAGGTCATGCCGGCGGCGGTCAATTTGATTTTGCACCCCGCCCGACTGCCAGAAAGCGTCATAGCAGCAATCAGCGAAGATCACCAAGCATTCATCATTTTTTTTGACGGGGAAAGTGATCGAATAGCCACCGGCGCGGGGGAACATCACCGGTACATCTACCAGCAAAGGGATATCTGTCCATTCTTGATTCCCGCTTATATTTACTTTCTCACGGATGGCCGGCTTTATGGTAGCCGTCTGTCTGTCAGAATCATAGGATTCGATGATCCCCGGCATGGCCACGCGAATGTCCAGGGCTGTCATAAGCGCCAGGAGCCGGAATAGTTCGGTTTGATCTCCCAGTCGTTCATTGATTGTGAGCATAAAATCTAACCTCCTATTGCGGGTTCTGGTCTGCCGTGGCCAGCATGAGCGGCATCAACCCGTAGCGGCTAACGCCAATAACTTCTGTATACCATTCATCGCCCCGGGTATCGCCAATATGATTTAATTTATATACCTGGTACTGCCCATCCTCGTCCAGTTTGGAAGGTATAAGCCCAATCTGGTACTTGGCTTGGCGAATAAGAACATTATCCAGTTTGATCATTGTCTGCAGTTTGATTGCCGGATTCAACAAGCACCGGAAGCTAACCCCGTCTTGTACTTGCTGCGGCGAACCGATTAAACCGGTTTGCGGTGTCAAAACCAGAGCCTCGTCGGGGGCAATGTCCGTTGCTTTAGCAATGTAAATTTTCCCTTCATCTACCCAGAAACTAGCAGCATTGTCGCGGGCAATATCGCCTAAATAATTTTTAGGCATCCCGAAAAACACTTTACCACGCGGCAACCGCTGAGTAGATAACTCTGGCGATATGCGGCCAATTTCAGTTGGTTTCGTTTTATTTGGGACAATGGACCGCTGAGCAATATGCTCAACGATTTGCCGCTGCGTCACGCCGGCGTTAAGCGTCGTTTTAAGAATGCCATTGTTTAAGAAGGCGTCGCCGTCTAAACAGATTAAAGACAAAACATAATCCACGTTATCTTCCCGGGAGCGGACAAACTGAATAATGTCTCCGTCAAAGATTTTCCCGTACTGCTTAACCTCTGTTTGCTGGCCAGTCTCCGTATCGATAATCCCGTCATAGCCAGCCTCCACGATAATCCGCACGCCTTCTTTGATAATCTCTGTTTCGGTGTCGTTGGTCAGGTTATAAATGTTGATCTCTGCATAATTGGACACCGCTCTGGCCTTTTTCTCAATGCTGAAAGTGCAGCGTAGGTTTGACACATCCCAGGCGTTATCCGCTTTGTCGGCTACGTATACACGGAATTTGCGGCCATACAGATAGTTGCTCATATCGGCGTATCACTCCAAATTAAAATCCAGTCTACCCCTAGATTTGAGTCATTCGGGAATTCTGTTGCAGAATTGCCGGTATTCACCACGTAAGCGCTGCCAATGCCAAGGTAAGAGTATTGTTCTAAAATATTAGCTGCGGGTGGGTCCCCCGGAATCAGCGGAATAGATGAAAGCAGAACGTTGTTCGTCGCCTCATCAGTAATGCCCATAATCCAATAGCCGGCAATCGAATTCCAGGCAACAAAAAAGGACAGTGCTTTGTTCTGTCCATCAATCTGCAGCGTACAAGTGAATTTTTGATTTGGGGCAGTTGTCAGTGGAATTTTTTGATAAGCCATAAAATCACCTTTTGTTATTTTTTACAAGGGAAATTCTTGGTTTTTGTAGAAGTATTGCTTAGAAAGGAGTGAGTCTATGAAAAAACTTATTTTAATCCTGTTTTTCCTCATGCTTTTCAGCGCGCAGGCTTTAGCCCGGCCAATAGTCATGTACAGCACTATTAACGATGGGCTTGCTGTGCCAATTTTGGTTTACTCCTCCGAGAAAGTAGACGCTTATATACCTGATGATATGATTAACTTTAATTTGTTTTGGAGTAAATATCCTCAAAATGGAAATTTCAGTTTCACCGTGTATTACGAGGCTAAAGACGAAGCATTAAGGCAAAATATGGTTAGCGGATTTAAAGAACGCATAAAAAACAGAACTGTAATTTTATTTGGGGGCGCCAACCCCGACTGGTTGAAGGGCTCAATGGAAGCTATCTATTTCGATATGCAAAATAAACAGGCCGTTTCAACAAAGGAAATCTTTGTTGATGCGTATGGGAATTTTATGGGCTCACGAGGAGGATTTAGGCAAGTAACACCTTTAAACGAAGAGCACAAAGTATATTCGAAAATCGCTGAAAACATAGCGGTCTTGTTGGAAAAGGCAAAAAACGACCCTCGTTATGCGTATTTAATAAGAGAGTCTGGGAAAGCGGATAATTAAAAAACTAGTTGCTTCCATTCGAAAGGCTTTTTTCTATCTGGTACCCATACGTTCCTGGGTCCTCAATGGCTTCTGCTTGCAATTGCCCCCGGTCAGTGAAGTCCGTGTCATGCGGCCTTGCACTGACTTTTGTTTTTGCCACATTCACTATAAATATTTCTTTCAGCGTTACCGTGCAGCGAAGGCCGTACAGGGCTTTGGAATCATCAGGCACAGAAATGGTTTCAATCAGCATGTTGTCGTACTGCGTCAGGCGGGTCAAAACACTGACGGGTATCCGCCCTTCCTGAATTTCAAGCAAGACATGATAGGCCGATTTGCTTTTACTTTTATCCGCAGCTGCGTTACCTGGTGCAACATAGCTAATAAATTGCTGATTATACATATCGTCCACAGCATCGGACATTAGGATTTCCATAACTAATACTTTCGGCTCAACTATGGAATGGTCCGTAATATTCGCGCCGTCCTGTACCGGGTGCGAAGTAATTTTTAGGGAGGACGTATGATCCTCCCTGATTACTGCGTCAAAAAAGAATCCGGCGATATTGGTCTTAACCAACACAAGCTGTGATAATTCTGTCGGTAGCCCGTTCCACTCTGGCGGCCGGTAAGCAGTCTTGTTCTGATCCCATTCTGGCGCCTGCTGCTTCTCTTCAGCCCGTTTTAAAACTACTTTCGCAAGATTGTAGTAACCCCATGCTTTCTGTATATCCATATTAAACCATCACCGGCCTTAACTCACGAATTTGAATAGCGGTATTCCGCTGTTGCGCTTGCTGAACGCCTGTTGTAACTGCCTGCTGTATTTGCGCTGGCGTTGCATTCGGCTGCGTGATATTGATATAAACAGGACCGACGGATAGCGAGGAACCGCCTCCTCCCTCGGATACTGGCGCATATGGTGTATAAGCATTTTGCTGGTAAAACGCCATATTGGCTCTTGCATTAGCTAGGGCATTGGAGGTGTCAAAGCCGGTAAAGGCTACAGGGCGTGCAGAGTTGTAATCGTCGTAATACCCTAAGACTTTATCCACATAGTCTTGTGTTTCCCTATACGGCGGAATACCCCCGTACTTCTCAACAGCTCCTGGTCCTGCGTTATACCCGGCCAGTGCTTTTCTCACATCCCCGTTAAATTCATCTAGCATCTGCCGTAAATATTTTGTTCCGCCTAAGATGTTTTCACGAGGGTCATACATGTTAACACCTAAACCGGATGCTGTACCAGGCATAAGCTGCATGTATCCATAAGCCCCTACAGGCGATTGAGCCGTTGGGTTAAAGCCTGATTCCTGCTGAATAACTGCCCGAATCAGGCTTTCTGAAACCCCATATTTTCTAGCCGCCTCCTGTATATACGCAGTAACGTCGGCGCTTTCATTTTCGCTTTTAACTCCGCTACCGCTTGAATCGTCAAAAATACCGCCGACATCTCCCAGAATAGATTTGCTGATAGCTCCGGCCTTCTTGAATTCGCCACCCATGATAGCCCAATTCAATTGTACCAATTTGGCTAGGATGGTTCCAAACGCGGCAAGGCGCTTCAGTTCCCGGCTGAGTTCATCCCCGAACCATTGCCAAAAGCCCTTATACTTTGAGCTACTGGACAAAAGTCCAAGTTGCTCCATTACCTTGGTCAGGCTGACAAAAATATCATCAATGGCCTTTCCGATTTCGTAAAACATGTTTCGAAACGATTCTAATACACCGTTTTTCGCAAGTGACTTGGCTATCTCCCCGAATGCCTCCGCCAGCAAAGGCGGAATGTTTTTAATTGTCGCTTCCAGCAGTTTAAAAACGTCATGCAAAATTTTTACCGATAGGGCGTACCCATCGGATTTTTTTATTTCAGCCCAAAAATCCTGCAAATACCTTTTAATAACAGGCAACAGTTCCTTGATTTTATTAAACCAATCAATTAACTGTTGCCAGATAGGAGCTAGTGTCTTAGATGATTTCCGGCCGTCAATGTAACCATAAAAATCTTCTAGTAAAATTAAAAACGCGGTGATTACCGCGCCTAGGGGGCTAATTTTAAAAGCCAGGCCGATAGCAGCAATTGCCATCGCGGCTTTTTTTACACCGACGGGCAACAGGTCAAATAGTTGCATGATTCCCCGGTATAAATCCCGGATAAACCGGGCACCGGCCATACCAACATTCATAAAGGTAACCAGTACCTCGGCAATCCGCTTCGTCCAATGCGGCATTGTGGCTGTTAGCTTATCATTAAACTCGCTTAACTGCTTTTTTATGTTCGCCAGCGGACCACTGAGATACTTGCCTAGGTAGTATGCCACCCATTCGGTGGCGTATTGTACTTCAAGCTTCATGCGCTTGAACTCAAATAAGATCGAGCGGATATACTGAAGCTGCCCACCGGCGTCGCCGGGAGTTTGCATTTGCCGGCCTTGGCGTACTAGCTGAAAGTACTGCTGCCGTAGCTCTGGAATCCATGCCACGTCCTCCATACTCTCGCCCATGGCGTCCAGTACGGTTTTCAGTTCCTTAGCGTTTTCCTTGGTAGTCCATAATCTGAGCGCGAATTTCTGATACTGCATATCAGCATCAGCTTCTTGTGTCATTAGGCCACCTGTAGCAGCGCCTATAGCGGCCAAAGCCGCCGTGACGCCGGTGGCGGCGGTAGCAAAGTTTTTGGCCATGCCCGCGGTAGTTGATTGAATAGTACGGCCTAAGTCGTTTACAGCCTTCTGAGCCTTATCAAATTCTGGTTGGTTGACCTGAAAGCCCAGGGCAACCAGGTATGATTTTATGACGTCCAGCATGGTCTATCCCCTTTCCGCCGCCTGTCGGGCCCGTAGTTCATTTTCCTGTTTTACGGTTAGCATTTCATGCGCGTCCAACAAGTCATCCAATGTATAGGTGCCGTCCCAAACTTCATGCTGCCGCCACATGCCAGCCATTACTGGGGTGTAGGCAAGTTCTTCGAGATTAACGCACCGAATAGGGTCGTACCCGAGAAGCTGGCGGTTAAGTCCTTCAATGCGTTTCCGTCGAAAAAACTTGAAATATTAAAAATCAGTGCATGAACTGTCAACGTCATAACCGTGACTGTATCGTTTTCCAGCCCTGCCACGCCCCAGGCTCCATTTTCACCGATAACAGGAGCTTTGCCAGCAGGAAGCACCTCATAGCAAACCCCCAGGCAATCGAATTGTAGTTCGGTAAACTCCTGCCTGCTCATAACAGGTAATTTAGGCCCTGGGACTATAGTATTAGCGGCTTCCCCTTTCACCAAGGCATCCATCCCCATTGGTAATACCTGCCCCATAACCTTATAGGCAATATAACAGCCGGTCAGAGCATCGAATTTTTCAATTCGCCACTTCCGGCCGGCCAGTTCCACGATTTTATGATCTTCTCGTTTACTCATACGTCCTCCTTATATCGGTAGTGTTTTCAGATCCGCACACATTAGCGGCCACGTCACTCGCTGACCCTGCGCCTGGTATGGCGTGTCGCCGACTTTCTGAGGGCTTACGCCTATGCCGACATGGGACCGCCCCATCTTCGGCGCACGAATCAGGATAGTAGTTTGTGTCCATTCATCGGTATCAGCCAGATACAGATAGTTATACCAATTCATCAGCCAGTTGTGCAGGCTGGATGTTTGCTGAGCTTGAATTGTGATGATACCATTTTCCCCAGCTAACTTGCTGACCATAACCGCACCGTCGGCAGCTACGTCGTGCGCTGTCCGGTCTGTGGCCATGGCGATAGTCATTTCACCAATGCCCTGGCCGGTGAACGTATACGCGCCAACAGACGGGTGAACAATATTCCCCGTTAAGTCCAAAAAACTATAGGTAGAGATATCAGGCAATTTAACTCCTCCTTTTTACTCGGTTTGTATGTCGGCCGCCATAAGGTTCCATGTGACTAAGTCCCCCTGCGCCCGATAGGGGATATCCCCGATTTTCTGAGGGCTAACGCCCCGCGCTGTGTGCTGAATTTTAAGAGTCCGGCCACGAATCAGAACCGTGGTCATTAGCCATTCATTACGGGGTGTTCCTGGCCCCGATAGGTAGTTATGCCAACCTAGCAGCCATTTATGCAGAGTGGACGTTTGTTGTACTCGGATAGTGATCATCCCATTTCTGCCGGGGATTTGTGTAGGAATGACCGCGCCATCCACGCCAATATCGTGGTTAGTCGAGTCCGTGGCCATGGATATAGTAATTTCACCTACGCCTTTCCCTGTTAGGGTATAGGCCCCGAAGGACGGGTGATTGATTACCCCTGTCAGATCGAGAAAACTATAGGTAGATACCGGCGCAAACAGGGAGGATACGACAGCAAGAGCGGATTTCCAAAAGTCAGCCATGGTTATCTGTTCACATATACGCCGATAACGACACTGTGAACCGCACCAGCTTCTTTAATGGCGATATAAATTGGTGGTGCTTTCCTTGCCTCCCGATCTGCTTCGGTCTGATCGGCGATAGCCTCAGACTGCACTAAGAAGCCCTGAATTAGATAATCGCCGGTGTTGAGGTTCAGGATTTCCTGCCCTGTCCACTTCCCGGGAGCTAAGAATCCCCGCGTAACAGCTTTGTTACTGGCAGAGATACAAGCTTCCACCAGTTGCGTGACGCCGGCCTCGGTTTGCGGAACTTTAGGCAGTTTGTACAACTTATCCATTACGTTAAGTTGGATATCATTGGACAGCATATCAAGATTGAGGACTTCATCGAAAAATGATCCGTCCGCCATGACACCTTCCTCGAACATGTCGTAGTACATACCGCGATTGATGTACACATTGCCATTATTGGCCTTGATATCGAGTAATTCAGTAGAGGTTATCGGCTCTACGGTTACACCCGGCTCCTGCTTGAATTTCAATGTGTATGCGGAATTGGCCATACCTGTATTAGCCCGCATAGCGTAGCCCATGATCGACACTGCCGCATGGGAATTCGTTGTAGAATATTGCCCTATGGAGCGTTTCCGCTTCAGCGCCTTGAGAGCAGGAAACACAGTAGCGTCGTTGGTCGTATAGACTTGCACCGTGGTTGGCGTGGCCACCTCAACATACTCAGCTATTGCCAGGATTTCTTCTTTAGCGGCATCCAGGCAGGATACAGCGTACCATTCCGCATTTTTTCCCCGCAAATGTGCAACCGCGGCGGCGAAGGTTGCTGCTCCTACAGAGGTAATATCAATGGTGCAGCCGGTACCACTGCCGGAGGATACAGTAGTTATCTGGCCAATAGCAGTACTATACCCCGACCCACCACTTAACAGCGTAAGCTCCGCGATTGCGCCTGCTGCGCCGACGGCCACAATATTAACTGTGCAGCTGGTACCACCGGCTGGCGTTACAGTGGTTGTCTGACCGGTAGATATGGCATAACCGCTGCCAGTCGTGTCGATATCAACACTAGTGACAGATCCGTCTTCGTCAATTCCCGTTACAACCAAGGTACAACCGGTACCGCCGCCAACGGTTAAAATGTCTCCTTCTTTATAGCCAGTTCCTGCGTTGGCTATAGTAACTTGCGCTACGCCACCAACCTGGTATACCTCGGTAACCATAAACCGGCCGCCACTACCTCCATCAACCGTCAGAATATTGCCCACAGCATACCCAGTCCCCTTGTTCGCGATAGTATAGCCGGTAATCGTTTGTAACTCTGTTGTGCCTATCATTAGTTTACGCGGTCTAGGGTTTTGGCTGAAATAGAGACTAGCCGCTTTGTATTCCGGCGTTTCAGCCGTAAATCCGTCTTCCAATATGGCATCAAGGCTTTCATATAGTTGGAAAGCGTCTGCCGCTGGGATTAACTCGCTGCTGCCAACAATCATCCCGGTATCAAAGGCCCGTCTAGGTGCGGACAGTGGCGATACCTGGACAACAACATCAACAACAGAGTTTAAGCTTTGTGTAACCATTACACACCTCCATGTGTTTTTGTATTTTTGTCGACGATAACTACGGGAAACACTGTCGTCGTATTAGTTATGCCTGACTCAGGATTACTTTGTATTGTAACCTCAGCAGATTTGATATACGGCACAGTACTGTCATACCGAACTAGAGTATTGAAGCTGGCCGCTACATCCGCCCGTTCCCACCAGCGGCCGCCGAACAATTCCGGCAGGCGCTGCGGCGTTTTAACTCGTGGAATCAGAAATACCTGGTTAGCGGTCAAAGGCTCGCGGTATGGCTCATCGTAAAGGAGCCTACGAATCTTGCTGGCGTTGTTCCAACTGTTCGGACCATACAGCAGCCAATGAACACGGATTACACGGGTCTGGCCCGTGGTCTGATTTGCGCTGTCCTCATCCCCCGCTTGCAATACATTATCACGGAGAATATTTATTTCGTCGTCTTCTTCATCGATACGCAGAAAGGCAACATCTTCATGGATTTTCCACGCCGGTGCGCCTTCGGTTGGCCAGGATATGCGAACAGGCATGAAGGTTGGCGGGTTATCCGGGTCGTTATACTCATCAGGATTAAATCCCAGCATCAACATGGTTACTTTCCAAAACAAGTCCTCCAGTTGCTCGGTTGTTAAGATCAAATCTGCCATTTAATCACCTGCAATTCGCTCGCCTAGTGCCTTGTAGAAACCGTTGGCTTTACGTGGCCAAAGTTGGAAAAGGCGGTACCGTTCACCATTCCAATCTACGTTGTCTGATGTTCCTTTCTCATTCGTTACTAGTAAATCTTCTGTATCGTATACGGCTATAATCCCTTTCACCCGGTCGCCTTCAGGCACTTGCAGCAAGTCTTTGCTAGTAGCCGCAATAATAACGCCACTACGCTGTATATCTTTCTCCGAAGTTCTCGGACGGCCACCGACCAGAACTGTAGTTTTCCGGTAAAGCGTGTACGGCTTACAAAAATCCGGGTCCTGGATAATTTCAGCAACGTTAATCATTTATTCACGCTCCTTCACAACATACGTGATAGCCTGGCGCAACGCTCCACTATCGATTAGCGGCCGGTCGCTGCCTTTAGACTTAGCCGTTTCAGGCGTATTCGGTGCCCAGCCATTTTCAGGATCAACAAAATAGTCTTTTACCTTGTTAGCCGCAAACAGGCCTGCCTTTTCCAGGCCATCCTGCGCCCCCTGGGCATTGCCATTTAATGCGGCTTGCGCCGCCGGCTTCAGTTTTTCGGCAATGGATTCTTGGTGCTTTTTAATCGCTGGTTCGATGATAGGACGCGGCGGCGAATGCCAAAGGGGAGAGCCATGCTCCTGCACGTACATTTCGTAGGCCTTGGAATAGGGTTTCCCCGCATCTATCGCCGGTTGCATTTCCTCGCGCATAGAGCCCGCCCGTACTCCGTGGGTATGAATATAGGCCAGTTCGGCATTGTTAATCTCCTCACCTTGCCGGCTGGCCTCTTCTTCGGGGATACCCACACATACTTCCAGCTTGCCTAAATCGGCCATAATCTTTTTTAAGATGTTTGGGTCGCCTTTGGCCGTGACAGCTACGGTGCCTTTTACCACACGTACATCCCGCCTTTGCCTACTATACGGGCCAAGGTTGCATATTGCTGGCCGAAAGTGGTCAGGTTCCAGGCAGCCCAGCCGTCAAGTCCCTGGGCGATAGTGGAAAAGTCATAACTAACAGATACATCACCGACTGATTTACTGGTCATTAGCCCTCGTGCTTGTCCCGCAGCGACGACCTGCGCCGCAGTGCTGTTTGCATCGACAAAACTCTGCAAGTACAGTGTAAGAAAATGAGCTATAAATAAGCCCATGGCAAACTTCCACCGCTTACGCCAGCGTGATTCCTTCACTACTGCATCCGCCAGTTCGATGTACATTTCGATGATAGAAGTGTCTACCAGGTAGGTAGTCGTCGGCTCACCGTCGGGACCTTCGGAAGGTGTTTCTCTAGGTCCGAAAGCTGGGTACAGGACGTAAAAATCATCCAAAGCATATGGCGGATTATCACCAGAACGCAAATTGGAAGCGGCAGCAATTATGCTTGCACCGCCGCTGTCATATACATACATGATTATTTACTCTTATCGGCAGCAGCCTTGGCTTTAGCATCTGCGTCAGCTTTTTCCTTGGCTTCTGCCTCAGCCCTGGCTTTAGCATCTGCGTCAGCTTTAGCTTGCGCATCGATGTCTTCTGCTGCCTTTTTTTCGGCTGCCGCTTCTTCCTTGGCTGTTTCGGTTACAGTGATATCGCCGTCCTTTTTACCCCACGCAAAAATAGGATCCGATGTTACCCAGTCCGGCACGTCAGCAAAATCAATCGGACGGGTCACTACAGATTCCCCGTCCGCGTTTTTAAACTCAAATGACTTTTTTGTAAAAATTCTCATATGGTCCTCCTTTAAATTCCGTCCGCGTAGCGAATAGGCTGCGTATATCTAACCTGTACTTGACCAACGTTACCTACATACAAACTGTCGTAGCTGGCAGTGCCAACAACGGGCTGTGTCATAACACGGGAGAGGGACACTGGCACAGGCATATTTACAAATCGTTTAGTATTTACGTAGATCACCATACGATTTGTGCCGCCAGAACCTGCACCTAAGCACCAGCGGCAGTCGCCGATAAACAAGTCAGATCCCTTTTCTTTCGCAATGTTGTTGTCGAGCAGGAAGGTTAATATTGTCTTGTCCGCATATCCGGATACCTTCGTACTTGCAATATACGCATAGTTGGATGGATCAATCAAAATATGATTGGCAACCGCCGACTGGTCATATTGGGCTGCGGTCCAGGCAGCAGTAATTCCCTGGTTTATGTCGTTCAGAATTTCGTCAGGCGTCTTGTTTTTCCATAGGGTAGATGTACCACCCTCATTCTGGGCTACGGAGCCAACCGTTACACCCGGCTGGTTTACCAGGCCATACGTGCCGTAAGATGCCTGCCCTTTATAAGTGTTGATATCCAGGTATTTGTCCCAGTCTAGACGGATTCCGTCATCATAAATTTGCTCCAGGCTCCGGCCAGTGACTTTGCCGCGCTCCATATCGACGAATTTAATCTTCATCGCTACCTCGTACGGAAATACCTTGAACAGGTCCTTATCCAAGTTTGCCTGAATAAGACGTACATTATTTTGGACGCCGCCAACAGCATCAGCTTGACCGCCGGACACCGCATAGTCAACATTCATGACAGATGTGGTTTCTACCCAGCCGCCGCCGCTCTCTATGGTAATATCCCTTGCATAGGTTGAACTGGTGAGCGGTTCCAATAGAGTCGGGTCCAGCTTCTCCAGTTCACTTACTAAAAACGCATTACCGCTGGAAATGGCAGCGGCGTCCATGGTCATCGGGCGTACTGCAAATCCGCGGGGAATGCCAGCTGCGCCGTCAAGTGTATAAACTTTTTTCATGAAAATCCTCCTTATACGCCCTGCCGGGTCAGAATGGTTAGCTCTGCCACGCCGTTGGCATCTTTCAATATCGCCCATTTGGCGTTCGTGAGCTGAATAGTATTAGCACCGTCGGCAGCCGCTTCGAATCCGCCGATTACTCCGGCGGGGATAGATCCGTTTGCAGCAATACGGATGTATACCGCACCGCCAATGGTTGGAGTACCTACATTCACACTGACAGTGACGCCACCACGTTCCAGTACGTCCGTAGGCTCAAGACTGGTGTAAAAGGCGCGGTTCTGTGACAAATACTGTGTGGCGCCTTTAATCCGACGCATAGCAACCCCAGCAAATTGGGCTGCGGTATTGCCGGCGCCAAACTTTTGAAAGGTTCCGTCTGTATTTAAAATAACAGGATCGCCAAAATACAGATCCTCAGAACCTTCTTTCAGTGGGCGGGTCCGGCTGATTTCATCGCCTAAACGGGAGATAGTGCCGGGATACCCGTTGTTAAAGGATATTCCTATTACTTTACCAGGCATTATTTACCCTCCTTCTTCATGTGCGGATTGTGCTTGGCGCAATTCTTTCCAAAGTCTCCAGGTTCGCCAGCTTTAGCGTCAGCCACTTTTTTACGTTTCAGGATTTCGGTATAGGCATCCTGAGTAGGAGCTGGCTTTTGCATAGCAGCCCTAAGTTCCTTAGTAAGCGCGTCGGATGCTTTCTTGCGTTCAGCAGCAGGCAGGCCTGCAATGATAGGCTTAACGGCCTTAATAGTTGCCAAAATAGCCGCTTTATCCGTAGTCTTAGCGTCCATAACCTTAGAGCCGTCTTGATTTTCCATCTCCTCTGCCGGAATAGTAACACTTTCCTCGGCATTCTCATCAGTAGTAGGATCATCCGGCTTGCCGTTGGTCATTTCCTCTTCCAGTTCGGAAAGAGCATCCTTGACCTCAGGGGCCGTTTTACCAGCTTTAATTTCAGCTACATCAGCCTGCAAAGCTTTAATAGCAGCCAGAATTTGAGCGTTAAAATTCTCTTCACTCTGCTCGTTGTGCAATTCCTCATCCTTAGCTGGCTCTTTTTTCTCGCCTAGCATCTCATGAGCGGCAGCCAATTCTTCCGGCTCGGCATCCTGAGAAAAAGCTTTGAGAATTTTTCCTAAAAGAGTATCCCTGTCAATCTTCATCTTTTTTCCTCCTCGTGTTTTTGGTTTCGAATCTTGTATAGCAACCTGCGGCCCAGCGCGGCCCCTTTCCACTATGGCCACGTGATTCCCACAGATACCAACCTGGTCATATCCTTGGCCGTCGTCACGGGGCACATAGTTGCAGTCATAGCCACAGGATACTTCCCGCTTGCCGGATTCAATTTCCGATATCAGGATAGGGTCTGTGATCACTAGATCAGCCAGCAGCATATCAGACTGATCGCCGCTGCCACGGTGAACGTTCTGCGCATGGCCTTTTCCATAAGCAGCGATATTATCCGGTCGCACATCTTGCGCGGGGTGATCGTCCGTAACCGCTTTTGCCTCAAAACTGGCGATAGTTCCTGGGGAGAATACTTCCTCTTCTGACCGATACACCTTGACCGAACTATCACCCGGCAGACCGATTTCTCGCGGCAGATAGTCCTGCCAGCCAGTCCGGGCAATGGGTACGTTGTGACAAATTAAAAAGCCCTCCGGGGTCTTGGTCATATTGGGACTAAAACGTGTCCCGTAAAACGCTCGCAAAATAGCGCCTCCTCTCGGGCATAAAAATAACCGCTATTAAGCGGTAACTGTAACTATAGATTTGGACTTGGTAAGGTTGCCTCTCGAAATGGATAACTCGGCGTATACAGATAACTTTCCACTTGCGCCGCTGTAAAAACATACCCTTCATCAGCAAGCGGGCGCTCAAACTGTTCTTCCATGCGGTCAATAATACTCTCATCCAGCCTTCCTAATGCCTTGTTTCTTTCTCTGCAGACGTCAGCCGGTGTTTTTACATGATAGATCGTGAGCCCTTTTTTAAACTCCCTCGCCATGTAAACCCACATTTTACGACGTTCAACGGTTGTATTTGTCGCATCGATTATAACCGTATTCCCCTGCATAAGAAATGTCCTCGCCATTGTCTGAGCAATAGCCCACACAAACGGCTCAGCCCGTCCTATAAACTGGTTTCCATGCAAAGCAAGCCGTATCGTATCCGGGCAAACAACAACTACATTCGGCATGTACTCAGAGCAATTTTTTACCAAAGTGCTTTTTCCGCTTAGAGGTAGACCCACAGTAATAATTAAATCTCCACTTCGTAAAGGACTTATTAAATCCAAGTCAATCATAATTACGCCACCTTTCTAAATTGTTCTTTGCTCATCCTAACAATCCGGCCGCCGTAATGCACCTTATGCGGCCAAGATACATCAGTTATATCAATTAACGGTTCCGGGTAACAGCGGCAATTATAAATTTCACCGGCATTATACGCGCCGACATTCTTTTCCCCGGCCAGCAGCTCAGGAGACGGCGGCGTATCAAATCGGCATAACACACCTTCCATGTGCTTATGGCTGCTCCTGACACGTCCGTCCTGGCTTGTACGCCACACGTACCAGGCTAAGCCTAATCTGTCCGACCTGGCTTGAATAAGGGCTGTATGCGACTTTGACGCCTCAGTGCGAGCAATTAACGCTGCTTTCTTGGCCGACATATGCGGGAACTTTGCTAATAGTTCCTGCGCAATCTGCTCCGGGCGTTTTCCTTCTGCAGTCTGTTCTTGAATATACAATGTCGCTTGGCTGGCCAAGTCGTAAGGCATACTGCGGATGATTCCGGCATTGCGGTCGATGAGCGCATACACCGTATTACCAACGGGGCCTTGCATTTCTCGACGTAGAGTCTCGTATATCAAGCGGCCTTTTGAACCGCCCTTTGCTGCTTCCCGCCACGTCTGCGCCGTATCGAAGAATGCCTGTGTAATCATTCTCTTAGCTGTAGCTAATGCAAAATGATCGAAGCTACCCGTATTAGCCAAACGTTCCAGCCGACGAACAAAGTCCCAGGGATTCAGCAAGTCCGGATCAATACCGATAATCTGCCAAGTGCGTTGTATGAGGCGACGTATTGCCCGGTCATAATCCGTTTCTATGCGTCGCTGGGCTTGCCAGCCTTCAGGTTTCATTGCTGCTCACCTGTTGTTGGTAAGCCCAAATCATTTAGATCCGGCAGCGCTTCACCCTGCTGCGTGGAATCGTCAGCCTTTTCGATATCCTCGTCAGTAATATTCGTCCACATGCCCGTATCCTCGGACATTTGCCTCAATTCCTTGAGCAGGATCTTTTGACTGATTCCTCCGGCCACATACACCTCTTTCGCTGCATTTGTTCGTGTACTGGCTAGATCAGTGCTTTCCTTGGCATTTGGCGTTCGTACCGGATTGATATTGTAGTCCAGATCGTCCGGGATCGCCCCGAACTCAGACATAAACATAATTGGCAGCAGTCGGTCAAGCGGGTCACGTAAATACGACTCTTGTTTTTCCCCTATACTTTCATCATAGTTCTGATTGTCGCTCTCACCCGTAGCATTTAAACCGGCAGGGGAGCGGCCAAACAGCTTTGTAACAGGCATTTCCGCCGCGCCAGCTAGATCCATCATAAAGTTTTCGTACACCTTATCTACGCCGGAAAAGGAATATTGGAATGTCTGAAACTTATCATTTTTCCCTAGCAACTGCGTACCAGTATTACTCATAAGCCAATTCTGCGCTTGAATAACATTGTAAATATCCTGGACGGACTGTTCGTCCATGGTAGTAAACGCCTGCTCCAAATCTTCAATATTCATGACTCTGATATTGGCGTTGAATACCAGGCTGGCTATATTCCAACTAGTATTATCACGCTTTTTTAATTCGTCGAAGACATGTTCAACCTCGGATGCGCCCCAGTACATTTCTTGTTGCTTTTCCCAAAAAGGCAGGTCTCGACCGGTAAACCGAACTATCCGGCTGTGATGCACTTCAATGCCTCGGCTGATCGTCTCGGTCGATATAATATACCTATCCGGCAGACCAAAATCCGGGTCGTTTAAGTCCGTAACCAGTTCTGTAGACAGCGGCATAATGCCGGACCAGCGGTCTAGGATTAGCAGACCCTTGAACGTACCCGGCATCACCGTATCCAGGTCTAACGGCTCGGCCAGCATATCGCCCTGGCCCTCAATAAGGATAACACCGGCAGCTCCACCATACAGACGGCCCCAGCGTAAGCCCTCTAACAATCGCTTTTTCAGCTGAGTCTTACGGACCAAGCTATCAAACCGTTTCAGTGCATCCGGCGGCATTTGACTTGTTATCTTAATCCAGTTTTTCAGCATATCACCTGGTACTACGTCAATAATGCGCCGAATAAGCCAATGCGAGCGGTACAGGCTATTTAGGAGCTGCCAGTTTTGAGTTAGCCTGGTCATTGGGTACTCGGTAGCCTCCAAGAGGTTTGGCGTGCCGAAACCCAGCCGCGCCAGTTGGTTGCGGAATGCATCTTTTGTTTTAACCGTGTCATTGGTCTTTACTGATTTAGCAGCCTTCTGTGCGGCTTTTTTTCTACTACTCATGCAGCTAACCTCCTGGCTGTAATCATTGTTTTTACTACATACCGTGCAGCATCCGGCGCGTGATCATCAACCTTAACCGGCTTTTCTTTGCCACCGTTTGTTATGGCCTTTTCATCCCAAACATAAGATAAGAGTTGTTTAACAAGCACTGGACATTTCTCCTTGTGTATCCGCATTTTGCGCTGTGCCATCATGGAAGACACCATACGGATACCATCCACCACAACATGATCGGCATTGATAATTTCCTCAGTCTCCCGTACTTTCAAATGTCGCCGGCGTAGTTCGGCCTTAAAACTGGCCGCGCTGGGGTCAATAATGAAAAAGGACGGCGCTATGCCGTCTGTACCGATAAAGGTTTCCATATCGTCGGCATATTGTCCGTCTGTCTTTTGTTTCAAACCGTTTTTCTCATCCCGGCTGTCGTAGTAGTACTCATTCACAAACCACAATGTCCGGCCATCGTCAATAACATCCAGGTATACCGTTGCATTCGCTGTGCCGTAGTCAACGCCGATATAGCGGCGATAGGCAGGGTTGTTACACAGGCCTGGCTCCATATCGTCATCAATGAATAGAATCTCATCAGACCAGCAATCCCGATAAATAGCGCCCTGTGCAACTACCCATAGGCCTAATATGAAGCGCTGGAAGAATACGCCGGTATACATAGACTTGTACCGGGTTTTGGTCTCTTCGGCCAGGCTGGGGTTATCGTCCATGATGAAGTGCAAGTGCAGCAGGCGCTTTTCCTGTGCCTTATCCAGCCATTGCACCTTAAACCAGTGCATGGGGCCGTCCGGGTTACAGTTAAACCAGAATTTTGCCCCTGTTACGCTGCAGCGGCCAGTCCCCTGGTTAACAAAGCTTTCCGGCATCAGCGCTACTTCATCGAAGTAGATCCCCGCAAGCGTAATACCTTGTATTAGGTCTTGACTGCGTTCGTCTTTGCCACCAAAAATATAAAAATAATTTACGCGGCCCCGGTGCTGAATGACGATGTGCTTTTCAGGCCCCGTGCGGACTTCCATAACTGTATAGCCTCTGGCCCGGAGCGCCGGCCGTAACCAACTCCACACATTACGGTGGAAAGAGCCTATCGATTTACCACACATACCGAAGTTCTGACCATCAAACTCCTGCATAGCCCAGAACACAAAAGAAAGAGCCATCGGCACCGTTTTACCGGCCCTGATAGCCCCGTCAGCAATGATTCCCGCGTAATTCCTGTATGGACTCAGCGCCATCCACCAAGTAAGGATTTGAAGCTGTTTAAGTGAAAAAGAAACAAACTGAATAGCAGCTTTGGCCTTAACCCGGATACGCTGCATTATGGACATGGTTCTTCACCGCCCCATATATCCGGTACTTTCGCCCCCAACGCTTCCAGGAATCCATCATCGGGCAATTCTTCACCAGCGCCACCGGCTTTAGCCTCGAGAATAGCCAGCTTCTGACGTTCGATTTCCAAACGCGCCCGTTCAAGTTCCCTCTTGTCGTTTAGCTCTGGGTTCATGCGTTTCATATCGAAAAACAGCTTAATTGCGGCGATATTACCTAGTTTGCACTGCCTGAGAAGGGCTTTCCAGACTTCAGACAGTTCGCTATCCGTATACTTGTCAATCTGGTCATTAAGGTATTGAATATATCGCGCGTCTTTCATCCAGCGATAAAAAATTGTTTCCGACAGTCCAGCTGCTTTTATTTTTTCCGCTTTAGACCGTCTATCGTCAGGATTGATAAGGAATTGCGCCATTTTAACAAGTTCAGGACGCGGCACCCAAACACTGCCAGTTTTTTTACGCTTTGCTGTTCGCTTTTTTGGCTTTTTCTCCATCATCACCACCTGCCAATATGTCTGGTACATCGTTGCCAAAGCCATTCCAACGCAAGCCATATTTGTCCAGAATGCTCTGGAAGTCTTCAACGTCATGCGGCTCAATTCTTATCCCTCTAGGGCCAATGCCAATGTGCTTAAGTTCATGCAGCATCAGCAATTTACGTTGATTCTCGGTCATATAACTCATATTGGGCTCGTAGAACGTCACGATAAAGTCAAACGGCAAATACGCCTTGTAAGGGCCAGTCACTTTCCTGCAATCAGCATCTATGATTTTACCGTCTTTCTTTTTAGACTCGTAGCTTAATACATAACCGACGCGGATATCATAAGCCAGGATAAAAGCTAACTCCGGCATACCAGTGATAACCTGTTCACCCAATAGCCGGAGTTCTTCGGATACTTCGTAGTCAATAACGCCTATTCGCTTGGCATATTCTCGGATTAATTCCGTTTTTGCTTGTCGGTCTTGCTCTTGGCCGATTTTGTGTAATGCCTCAAGCGCACTGCAAGGTGCTTTCTCTTTCTTGCAAATTGCTATGTGTAAACACTGTGCACAAACAGGATTCATTTCAGCACAAACCCCGTTAGCCCTTTCTTTTTAGGTCGTGGCGCGGGCGGGTGCACAATCGCAGTATGAGTTAATACCGGCTTTTGCTTTTTATCGGCCATCATAGCTACCTCCTAAAAATGGGCATAAAGAAAGACCGCCTATATCTAGACGGTCGTTTTATGTAAACTTCTCTATGTTAGTACCAATTAAATTCAATATAACCGATTGTCAAATATTTGTCAACCGTTAAACAATTGGGCATTTAGTACAGACACACTTTTTTTCTTCATACGCTCCTTACTTGATTTGCCATTTTTGCTACTCCCTCCTTGAATCTTAACCCCTTCTTGCAAGCTACAAGACCGGTATTCAGCATTTTTTTGCTGTTCGTTCCATCTATCGACGAATGTACCTTCTCTGTCCGGCCAACTCTCATTACGGCATTCTGTGCAATAAAAGTATCCTTCCCGCACTTGCATAGGGACGATATTGCCCGTTGTTAGGCACACATTACAGATCATTTGCTTCGGCATAACTATGCTGCCCCTTTCTCAACTTTTTCTATTCTCGCTTTCAGTGATTGCATTAACGCTTCCTGACCGGTATCTTTCCGCTCCAAGGCTTCTATAGCGTCCTCGTCCCGCGTCCCCTCAGTTACCAACCGTAAAACTACGATTCGCCGCGTCTGCCCCTGCCGATATACTCTGGCATTTGCCTGCTGGTATTCTTCTAGGCTCCATATCTGATCGAACCATACAACAGTCTGACAGCTGGAGTCCTGGAGGTTAAGACCATGGCCGGCTGACTTAGGATGCAACAACAACAGTGGAATTTTATCGCTATTCCAATCGGCAATATCCTGATTGCCATCTCTACCTTTTCGAAGTATCCGGGCTTGCGGGAACCTTTCTTGCATCCGGCTAAGGCTATGCTTGAAATTATAAATCACCATGACCGGTTTACCGTTAGCCGCTTCGATTATATCCTCCAAGGCATCCAGCTTGGCGTCATGGATTAGCTTTACGCCACGCTCTTCGTCGTAGACTGCCCCTGAAGCCATTTGTAATAACTTATTACTCAGTACAGCGGCAGTGGAGGCCACCACATCGGCATCTTTGTAGGGCAGCAATAAATCCCTTTCTAACTGTTTGTACAAGGCCCTGGCATTGTTGTTTAACTTAATCGGGATAATACGGTCAACCCGCTCGGGGAGCTGCAGCCAATCTTTCGCTGCCATGGATACCGCGATATCCTCTATCGCCTCATAAATCCTTTGTTCGGATTCCTTTTTCTGCTTCCAGTTATACACCACATGGCCGCTGCGCTCTCCGGGGACAAAGTATCGGTCCCGATAGGCCGTAATGGTTTTACCTAATCTCTGCCCCTGATCCAGCAAGTAAATCTGCGGCCATAAGTCAATTAACCCATTCGGTGCCGGTGTACCTGTTAACCCGATTACTCTTTTGATCATTGGTCTTACGCGCCGCAAGGCTCTAAACCGTTTGGATTGATGATTTTTGAAACTTGATAGCTCGTCTACCACGACAGTATCAAAATCCCATTTGGTGCCGAGTTCTCCAACTAACCATTCGACATTTTCCCTGTTCGTGACGTAGATATCAGCATTTGCCCGTAAAGCCCTACGGCGCTGATCCGCGCTGCCCAATACTTTGCTAATCCGTAAGTGCCTTAAGTGATCCCATTTATCAACCTCGCGGGCCCAGGTGTCATCCGCTACCCGTAACGGCGCTATAACCAGGACTTTGCCACTGTCGAAGTAGTCATGTAGCAGCAGGTCAATGGCGGTCAGTGTAGATACTGTCTTACCTAGGCCCATTTCCAAAAGCAGGGCTATGAAAGGCGTGTCCAATATCCGCTGTGTTGCGTATTCCTGATACTGGTGTGGTCTATACAGCATTAGCCGTTACCTCAAATATGAATTTATCAATATCCGCCGCTGAATCAATTTTATAAACCTTATGCCCTAACTTCCGAAGAATTTTTGCCCATCTAACCTGTAACGGTTCTAATGGCTTACCGGGTGCCTTCATTTCAACGTACATCGTCCGACCGTCAGGGAGAATAATAAGCCTGTCAGGCACACCTCTGTTACCGGGAGATACCCACTTAGGGGCTTTACCTCCTATTCGTTCTACAGCACTGACTAATTTACGCTCTAGAAATGATTCACGCATTTTATACAACTCCTTAATTAAGTTGCCGTTAATTCTCACACGCACGTATATGTTTAATTTTCGCGTTTAGCATAGGAAGCATATATATATATATTTATCCATTTCCTATGCTAATTTACTTTTATCCTTAATAGTAAAAAATACGGCAACACTAGCAACAATCTATCTAGACCATTGGTAAATACTAGGTTTATGGCTGTTGCTATAAACAGATATTTACGGCAACAGTTTGGCAACATTGGAAACAGCCTCTGTTGCTAACGTTGCTAACGTGTTGCCGAAGAAATAACATAATTAGCAACGCTCAAAAATAAGCTGTACACCATAACCAGGAATGCGGGCTTTGCCTTTTCGCTCTTTCCATCCAGGTGTGCGTCGCATAATATCGCAGATTTCTCGTCCTTCCCATGTGCGCATAGAACCTTTTTTATTACCCAGGCATTCCGTCCAGATTTGGGCGGCGCACACACGTGTACGCAATTCACCTTTATTCTCGCTGTCCCATTCATCCTCAATAGGAGACTCCAGCCATTCCTGAATAAGCCCCTCACGGGGGTCTAGTTCCATATGCATAGCTTGCTGCTTTGTTGCTTCTTCGCGAGATTCGCTATCCAGTGTTAATGATTCTCCCGCCTTAAACCACTCCATAACCTCTGCCCATACTTGGCCGACTACTTCATTAGTAAGATGATCCCAATGGCTTAATTCGGCATTTTCCGGATGAACTTCAATGGGCCAAAAGCGACGGTTACCAGTAGCATCCCGCAGAAAGTCCCTTGTATTGGTGGTGCCAAAGAATACGCATTTGCGGGGAAACTCCGACACTTGACGATCATAGGCCACCCGATAACGGTCTTCTGTTTTTGATAAAAAAGCCTTAACCTCTTCCACCTCAGACCGCTTCATGGCCGACAATTCACCAATTTCAAATATCCATCCAGATTGTAAATGCTCTCCGGCTTCCTTGTTTTCAAATGTCCGCAATGAGTCGCTGAACCACTCGCGGCCTAACTTAGCTAACAAACTGCTTTTCCCGGCTCCCTGCGGCCCTATTAGCACCAACATTTCATCAAATTTACAGCCAGGCATATAAAGCCGCTTAATAGCCGCCAGTAACATCTTACGGGTTACTTGACGCACATAATGACTGTCATTGGCCCCCAGATAGGTGATAAATAGCCGCTCCGCCCGTTCTTCACCATCCCAGACGTAACTCTCCAAATAAGCCTTAATCGGGTGAAATGTGTTCATATGGACTACCTCCGTAAATGCATTCTGAATGGTCTTTGATGAATTAAAATCATGCTTTTTTGAAAACCAATGCTGCAGCCGTTTATCGTCGGCCCCTAGCCAAGGTTCATAGGACTTGTGTGGCCTCTCCCGCTCTCGCCAGGGCAGCGCCTTTTGGATTACCTCAGAATTGCCAAAGGCATCATAAGCTAAGGCACCGTGCCATACACCATGAGACAGGATAAGCTCTATATTGGCCGCAGTCGGTTGTGGTAAGCCGGTCTTGGCATCAACCTCTAATTTGTCCTGCCATGAGTCGTCCTCCTCGTCATCGGTAGTGGCAAACTCCTCCGACAACTCTGCCAGCCGCTCCCGCTTTACCTTCTTATCATTTGCGGCAAAGGACATCATAGCCATATAGCTTGGCAGCTTGGTGACGTTAGTTTTTTCGCTTACCCGGTCATCCATTTTACTGAATTTGTGAATGCGTACTAAATCAAAAGCATTGACCTCCCTGCCGCTGCAAGGATCGCTTTCATGATGGGAATAGGCGAAGGTGTCATCATCATAGACTACAAACCCACCATAACTGGACGCGCCTACAAAGGTATACCTGGTAGTACTGCCGGCTACTTGCTCATATACTTCCGGTAAAAATTCATCAATGACCTCACTGATCGTATAACAGCGGCAGAATGCGCCCACTATGCCCTGCTTGGATCTCGGGTCTTCCATCCGTTTTGCTGATTGCTGTTTGGCTACATCTCCCGCGTGACGCGGCCACTGTAAAGGGTCCCGCCAGTTGTCGTATTCAGCCAATAGGGAGTCTACACAAACTGGCTCCCCTTCGCCAATCTCCAGCACTGGCTCAGCGTCTAAGGAGCAGCTGGGCAAATACATCAGCCGGGCTACATCAAAAGTGGTCTTGTCAAAATACTCCATGCCAATCTGCTCGGCCAGCTTCCGACTCACGGCGGCGTGCTCGTCCGGGTTCATTGGCTTGTCAGCCGGCAACACTAAGCGGTATTTAGGTTTCTTCGGTCTGTGGCTGTGCGTGGAGTATATGGCATAGGAGCAGCCACCCAGGACAAGCTCTACGGTAAATATAAAGTTCTTATCCGCATGGTCAGCGTCCAGGGTGATTAGGCTGCGCGTGTCGATGTTTTCTTTTTTGCGTCGGCCGCCTCGGACGAGCCCACCGACGAAGGCAGGCCCATCCTTGATTTTATGCCGAGCAATGTTATCCATTAGGTCATACTGTGCCATGACTTCCGGTGTCCGGCGTACTTTACGCAGGCGCTTAAGAAACTCACCCCATGTTAGGTATTCCGGCTTCCAATTCGTATCGGCGCGGTGTTTACCAAAGCTGATATCAAGTTCCATGGCAAAGTACCCCGTATTCCCACCAGCACAAACTAGGATTAGGCTGTACATTGGCAGGCCATATACGTGGTTCGCCAATTAGACCTTCCTTCTCCAGCCGGTGAAATACATGCTGAGCTGCTTCCTGTATTGTTTTTGCAAATACTCTTCCTGTGATGTACTTCATATTTGCATCACCTCTCACGCCAGTAAATCATCGAAAGATTCCTGAACGGCAATTCGCAAGTTGCTAACAGCACTTTTGTAATAGATATTTTTAAGCTCTACGCCAACGAACTGCCGCCCCATTTTAATAGACTGATAGCCTTCACTGCCAATGCCGGCAAATGGGCTAAATACGATATCGCCTGGATTACTCCAAAGCTCTACGCCTCGGGCGATAACATCAAGTTGCAGAGGGCAAATATGTTTTTCGTCTTTTTCTTCACGCGCTGACCGGTATTGCAGGGTATTGTTAGGGTTAATGTCCATCCAAACCGGAGAAGCATATTTTTGCCACACTGACACGGATCGCCACATTTTAAACGGCCATGGCTCCCGCCCATTCGCCCGGACTTTGGCCACATGCTGGTCATAAGCTGCGCAGCTTACGTCCAGTCCTTCGCCGATAAATTCCTCAAATTCGCCAGTAATCGCCTCAGGATTTACGCCTGGTTTTCTCATGGTAATGAGATAATCCGGGATTCCCTGCCGGCTCATGGCGCTATCTTTTACAATCTGTTTGTGTAGCAAGCCCAGTGCCTTTGTTCGCTGCTGTGCTATAACAGGGTCTTTCCATATGCATACTTCGGAATGATATATCCAGCCCTCAGCCTCAAAAGCGCGGATCAGATCACCTCTAAAATCCCGAATACCTATGTAGCCGTGGTGAGCTTTGGACGTGGGCAAATTCATGCAATGAAAGCTGACCAGCCTACCTGGCATGATTACCCGGTACAGCTCACGGATCAGGAAGTGGAAATGCCCAAAGAACTCTGTGTCGCTGCTGCAGTTCCCCATGTCGCGGTCACTGTTGGAGTAGGTATATAAAGAGGCAAACGGCGGGGAAAAGATACTATAGTGAACGCTGTTATCCGGCATGTATCGGGTAATCTCTACACAGTCGGCGTTATAAATAGCAAACTCCGGTTCTATGACTTGCTCTATGGTGTTAGCAGGCAATAAACTCACTCCTTAGCCACGCCGGAATTATGATAGGTGTGGTCGCTTTGTATTTGGTAGTTTCTCGCTCCGTAGATCTGATAGATTCTGACGTGATATCCTTGGTGTATTTAATCATTTCATTGATCATCTTCTGAAAGTCTGCTTCTTTGCGTTTGATGTTTTCAGCAGTTGCTCCCTCCCGGCTGGAGGTAATCATATGCACCTGTACAGGCTTTGTTTGTCCAAAACGATAGCAGCGCCGGATAGCCTGGAATACCTGTTCAAAACTATCTGATAGCCCGACAAAAGCTATATTAGCGCAATGCTGCCAGTTCATTCCGAATCCGCAAAGAGAGGGCTTGCTGACCAGAACGCGGATCTTCCCTGCTGAAAAGTCGAGCATTGCTTTTTCTTTATGTTCCCGTTTATCTGATCCTGTTACCTGGACGGCACCGGGAATAGCGGCTGTCAGCATTTCCGACTCAATATTCAGGTCACACCAGACAAGGAAAGGTTCATTTGAGGCATTGACGATTTCAGCGCATGCGGCCATGCGTTCGGCTACCGTTTCGCGACGTGCCTTTTGCCTCTGAGATAAGGTTTTGGCTGGTTCTCCCTCGACTTCGATAACATGATCAGTAATTGTAAGCGGAGGCAGTACATATTTATCATCTGGATAGCCAAGGTCAGACGGCTTTTCTAATACAACGCCCCATGAGGCCACCCAGCGCCAGAAAACATCTTCAGCATGTCCTTTTAGCCTCCATTTCTGAGTTTCTCCTCCATCGTGTACAAAGAACATACTTAACATTTCCGCCCGGCTCATGACGCCCAAGAATTCAGCGTGATTGCCAATCTCCATATAGTCATTCGGCGCCGGTGTAGCTGTGCAGGCCAACCGATAGGGGGTATAGGTAAAAGACTCTATCAGTTCTGTGCGGGTTTTCCCTGTAAATGATTTAAGAATAGAACTTTCATCCAGAATAACGCCATCGAATAGAATTGGCTCAAAGTGGTGTAGCATCTCGTAATTGGTTACGTTGATTCCGGGCTTTACATCATCCTGCGAACGGCAGAAATGAAGCTTATAGCCAAGCGCTGCGCCTTCTCTGATTGTCTGCATGGCCACGGCCAAGGGAGCCAATAGCAGCACGTCCCCGCCTGACAGTTGATGTACTTTTTGGCCCCATTCAATCTGCATACGCGTCTTGCCTAGCCCAGTACCGGCGAATATGGCTGCACGTCCCCGCTGTAAGGCCCAGCGCACTAAATCCCGTTGGAAGTCGAATAAACTAGGATGAAATGTATCTTCATAAAAACCGGAAGGCAATGCAACAGCATGCTTATTTGAAATAAAATCTTCATAATCTTGCATAGGAATCAATCCTTTTGATAAAAGTCGCATTCATACGCCGCGGCTGACAGTGGCAATCCTGGAGCCCAATCGATAGGCTGTCCCATTACGGCGGTTACATGCTTAATCGAGCCAGTGCCTATGGGAGCATCCAGGACAACCTCATCGTGTATGTGCATCGCAGTTTTATAGCCCTCAACGTCAAGCCGCATCATACTGACTGCTAAACAATCACGAGCAATAGCCTGTACAAGGTTTTCCACCAGTCTGCCACCGTAAGTCCGCTGCGGCATCCATTTTTTCTTTATTTGGTCCATGCCCTCAAATACAATGCCGTCTTTACCGAAATTTGGATCAGGCTTTACCCTGGCGTTTACATATGCTAGGCAGCGGCCACTCGGCAGATCCGCGAATAGTATACCGGTTTCATACCGATACTGCACACCGTGAGCCAATTTCACTGTAGTTTTTTCCCGTACTGCCGTAACGGCTGCATTCTCAGTGGCGTACCATAGTTTAACAATATTCGGATTCGCTTTCCGCCAATGTTTGATAATCCCTGGCAGTTCCTCTTCAGGTATACCGCTTTTCAGTGCGCCCATGGCAATAAGCGCCGCAGGGCCTCCTTGATAACCACAGGCCAAAACTGCTACTTTGCCTTTGGCTCGGAGTGCATAATTCTCATGGCCCTTGACTATCGTTTCTATTGGCACATGGAACATTTGGGCCGCGGTGGCCTCGTAGATTTTTCCGTGTCCTTTAAATACATCAAGTACCCAGCTTTCATTTGCTAACCAGGCTATTACACGCGCTTCAATCGCGCTAAAGTCAGACACTATAAGCCGGCAGCCCGGCGATGGTATTAACGCTGTACGGATAAGCTGCGACAAGATAAACGGCGGCGAACCGTATATAATTTCTAGTAAATCAAAATCCCCGGAATATAAGACCTCCCGCGCCCTCGCCAAGTCTTCCACTTTGTTTTGCGGCAGGTTATGCGGCTGAAAGATACGCCCAGCCCAGCGCCAAGTACGGTTTGCCCCACAGAATTGAAATACTCCTCGGATACGACCATCAGCACATACACTGCGTTCCATTGCTTGGTATTTTACTACACTGGTCTTTGACATTTCCCGGCGCAGTTCCAGCACTCGCTTTGTCTGTTCATTCGGCGCGGCATCTAGTAAAGCCGGCATTTGATCTTTGGACAAGCCGTCAGGAGTATCTAGCCCCTGCTCTGCCAGCCACTCTTTTAATTGTGTCAAACTGTTTGGATTGTCCAAGCCGGTCAATTCCTGCGACTCTTGCACTAAACGGGCTCCATACTGGTCATCGCATTGGATTGCTTGTCTTGCCAGAACCTGGTCCAGCCGGACACCAAAATCATTGATACGCTGATCCAGCGCCCACAACTCCCATTCATGGCTAGGTACAGGAAACCGCGATATTTTGCGGCGGATTTCTCTTTCCACCACTACGTCCTGTCGGTTGTAATCAATGAACTCTGCCCACTTCTCCGGGTCATGATGCGGGTAGTTGCGCGTTCTTTGCCCATTTGATTTCGTAGGCTTGCAAGGTACAGAGAAATATTTAATCAAGTTTTTACCCCGCGTGTCCTTTTGTGCCGATAGTTTTAATACCTCGGCCACTCCCGCCAGATTACCAGGCAGGCCAAGCGTCAGGGCATGCACAGAAGTACATTTCCATTGCCTTGAGTCACACGTGATATTAAAGTGCTTGGCAATACAAGTTCTTTCAAAGTTGGCGTTATATGCGGTTTTCGTTACAGCCGGATTAACCAGGTCCTGCATAACCTTTTCCGGCACGTCCTCAAAGGCCATCAGGTCAATTACTCGGACTGGATCATCATCGTAGGCATAAGCGAATAAAAGAATCTCAAAATCGGGTGCCTCAGCATATCGGTAAACGCCGCAGTCAGCCAGGTTAACACTGGAGTACGTTTCAATATCGATTTGTAAAATAGTCATAAGCTTTTCTCCTAGAAGTAGGGGGACTCCGTAGAGTCCCCGCAGTTTTTTAGCTCATGAAGTCGTCGTCATCGTCATAGAAGTCTTCATCAAATTCAACATCGGCAAAGTCATCCTGGAGATTAGCGCGTCCGCCTAAAAATTCTCCGTCTTGCACTTTAACAACATTATTTAGGCCTGCTGCAATACCGCGGCTTCCTTTTTTATCAAAGGGAAAAAAATTTAAACTTACACGGGCATAACAGCCAGAATAAACTTCGGTAGTGTCGGTAATTTCTTGAAACTTCATTTTACCGTCAGCCCCTTTACCTATGGGTTTCGCTATACCAGGCTTATTTTTGCTTGAAGCATTGAGAAAGTAATGGCCCGCATATGCTTCATCATCTGGGCGCTCTTCGTCCCCATCTCGTAAAGGTGTCTTAATATTTGAAGGTATTTTTCCGCCCCATTTACTTTTTCCCATTTCTTTAGCAGCATCAACGGCGGCTTTAATGCGGCGCAGTGTTTCCTTATCCGTTTTAGGAATAAGTATAGCTGTACTATACTTCTCCTCATCCTGGTCATCTTTTTTAGGGGTAAAAATACTGGCATATGAAAGCCGAACTCTACCAGTTATAACTTTTGTGGTTTCTTGAGCCATATTAGATCAACTCCTCCATATCAATGTCAGCAAAATCACTCTCAATGCTGTTTAATTGTGGCCTACTGTCCGTTTCTGGAACCAACGCTGGTTTACCAGGTGGCTTAATAATCATGTCTTTCAGTACCCCCGCAATGGTTTTCTTGCCATGCTTCTTTTCTAAAGCACTGATACCCAGCATTTCCTGTGGCTTCATAATTTGATCTAAGGTAAACTCAGCAGCAAGTAATGCGCTCTTGGCTGCTTCTGCATCCTTAATAACCCTGTCACTCTTACCCTCAACGAGTTTCCATTGTGGTATAACTACCCCGGCTAGTGCCTGGTCATAAGCGAAGTCTTTAACGTTTTTAGCCCAGGCCTGCAGCTGATCGGCAATGAACAGAATTGCGCTGATTTCATCAATGGTAAGTAACGCAGGGTCTTTAAACTGATAAGATAGGGATTCCATATTCTTGTCAGCCCGGGCTTTGCAGTTAGCCTTTGCTAAGCACCACTTGCAATGGTCGCCGGAACTAAAGTCCCCTTTACCATCGAATGCGAGCTGCGCAGCAGGCCTGACCGCATTATCTGCCCATTCTAGTAGTTCATCAATCGGTAGTACCTCAGTGCTAATATTGTCACGACGTGGCTGGATAATGGTCATACGCACTTCGCTGATATCATACAGATAGCTGTATTCATTCCAGGCACCCAGGCCATATAGCCGTATTTGGGGATTTCTCTCTGCGCTAACGGGGACGCCCTGACCATATTTGAGGTCAATTACTTCTAATACGCCCTCGGATATAATCACTACATCACAGGTGCCGAATGACTCCGGCACCCATTCGCTAAGGTCTATAAGCTCCTCCAGTAGGATTTGAGCATCTTCTGACCGGGCTTTAGCTTCCATGAAACGTTCTGCGACCTGTTCAACATATTCCTGAATGGTATGCTCCATCTCAGAATTGTAGTATTGGTCCTGCTTTACTTGCTCCAGTTCTTTGTCCAACACTTCCCGCTGTTTGGAATTGCAAACGGTTAAATTACGGCGGAGTTTAATCTCAGCAAGTTTATGCGCTACAGTACCTTCGTCAGCGTAAGAACTCCCATTATCAGGCATCTTCTCAGTTAGCCGGGCGCTAGGTGGACAGTTAATCCACCTAGCTGCGCCTGACGCACTTAGTAATGCGTGACCGGACATTATAACTCCTCTAGTGCGGCGAGGAACGCAGCACGCTTGTCCTCGGGTATGGCGGAAAGGGATTTGCTCTCGAATGACACTAGTAAATCCTTAATGGCTTTTTTTCCTTCCAGGGTCTTGCCCTTTTCCACAGCAGCTTTTTTGATTTCTTCTACCGTTGGAATTGTGTCCGCTGCTTCCTCGGCAGTTTCTGATGTAGCGTCATCATCAGACGGGGCAGTAGTAGTTGCTGGATCGGGTTCAGGAGTTTTCTGGGCAGTTGGCTTATTATTGCGTGGTGCGTTCTTCTTAGGATCTGCAGCAGCTTCTGCAGGCTTAGTTTGGGTATGTACTACACCCGTTGCAGATAGTTCCTTAATAGCTGCTAAAATCTCTTCCGTTGTGTCAGCCTCAATGTTCAAATGGATATGCATGGTGTAAATTTCCTCCTTTTATTTAGGCCCAATTTGGGACATTCATCAGGGATACAAAAGTGCCGACGGGGGCAGATATCGCAAGGAAATTTAATCATTTTTACACTCTCCCTTGCATTTTTAAAAATAACGGTGTTATAATGGTGATGAAAAATTAACGAATCTCCTCTGAATTGGTCGCTGCGCTAACAGCGGCCTTTTCTTTTGCCAGTGTTTCCATTTCGTCAATGGTAAAATATTGCCGCATAAGTGCTCTGTTGTTTAAATCACCATCGCAAAGTAGATCAATTATGCTGTCATACATAAGTCTGTCCCTCCTTTCTACACGCGGCGTTTTTCTTTTGTGCGGATATTAGCCAATTTCCAATACCTGCGTATCCTGCGCGGTTTTGCTATGACGTAGATTAGACCTATTAGTGCTAAGGCGACTAGGCTCCATTCCAATTTGTTCTACCTCCTTTTGGGTTACGATGTTGAAACAGACAGTACCAAAACAACCGAGATTCTCAGGCAACGGCTTGTCCTGGCATTGGCCAGCAGCGTTGTGAACGCAAGTGCTGGCGTTGATGATGCACATCATTACGATTCACCTTCTTTCGCATCGCCTACATATTCATAGAACAGTTTAGGCGAAATATAATAATTCCATCGGGTATGAACCTTAACTGCGGTTCCAAATGGCAACAAACCGCGTTGCAGCCCTACACGGACAAATTGCTGACACTTACCCATGATTTCAGCGGCTTGCTTGACAGAGATTTGATTTTGCATGAAACTCACCTCGCTTTCTCGAATTGGGCATTGTGTAACATCCTTTCCCTTAAATTTATTTTCGCGTATCCGCGACAAATTGACTAAAAAAAATATCGCATGCTTCTGAGGTAGTTAATTGTAGTTCTTCTACAATAAGATCGGCGTCCCGGATTGTAATAGGGCATTGGCCGTTTAATTTGCGGTAAAGCGTACTTTTATTAATACCAATTGCTTTTGCAAGGGCTTCGACAACAAAACCTTTTTCTATGATCTTTCCTTTTAATTTTTTAGTGTTAACCATAATTACATTCTATCCTCCTTTGTCGCGTATTCGCTACAGCATTAGTATAAGGCAGCAGTTTTCATAAGTCAATATCATTTTCGCGTATCCGTAATTTTATTTGCTTATTTTAAATATTTTTGTTGCATATTTGCGAATATCGATATATAATAAGTACCAAAGAAGGAGGAGTACCACCTGTGAGTATACATGAGCGGATCAAAGCAAGACGTAAGGAATGTGACCTTTCTGTTGACGACGTAGCCTTGGAATTAGGGGTATCTAGAGCAACTGTATATCGTTACGAGTCTGCTGAAATCAAAAATATGGGGATCGATAAGATTGAGCCTCTCGCTAAAGTATTAAAAACTACACCTGAGTATTTAATGGGATGGGTAGATGATCCTGTCAACTATAATGATCCTGAACTAATTGCCGACTTGCAGGGACCAGTATTAGACCATTTCGACGGCGATGTAAAAAAAGCTCTAGAGTTTAGAAAGGCCGTTGATGAAGATGCTATCTCCGATATTAGGGATAAAAATATAAAAACCTCTAATAAAACTCTTCCACCCCTCACATCTAAAGACGAACGAGAAATTGCCAAAGACCTTGAAGCCATGTTAGCTGCACTAGACGATAAATCTGGTATGGCGGCTTTCAATGATCCTGAAGATGAAGAAGATAAAGAATTACTTAGAGCAAGTTTAGAATACTCCATGCGTTTAGCGAAACAGATGGCCAAGAAAAAATTTACTCCCAAAAAATATCGTAAGGAGTAACATATCATGGATACCAAACAAATTGTCGAAGAATTGATCACAAAGCATGATTCCAATAATCCTTTCGTTATTGCAGACAATTTAGGAATCCCCGTAATATATCGTAATATGAAAAACGTTCTTGGATTTTTCAATATGTACAAGCGGATTAAAATCATTCATCTCAATAATAATCTTTCAGAAAAATTAGAAACCTTCGTTTGTGCCCATGAATTGTGTCATGCTATCAAACACTACGATAGAAATACTCCTTTTCTAAAGCGTCACACACTATTTTCCACTGACAAGATTGAGCAACAGGCTAACACCTTTGCTGTTGAACTACTAATGCCGGACAGTCTGCTCCGTGAATCAGAATGCAGTATCTACCGCATGGCTGCGGTATTAGGGATTCCAGAAAAACTAGCCGATTTGAAAAGAAAGGACTAGCGAACAATTATTAAACAAAATTTTCGAGAAACAGTCTGCCTGGAAGAATACAAAATAAAAAGACCGCCCAGTGCTACCAACACTAGACGGCCTTGCGTACCAATAACCAAATGTATGGTCAATCGGCACCCTCAATAACATTATACCCGATTGGCCTCCCAAAAAACCACTTAAATTTAAGGAGGTCTATTTTTTATGCCCAAAATGAGACTCCCCAATGGGTATGGCAGTGTTTTTAAACTGTCTGGTAACCGTCGCAACCCATGGGTTGCGCGGAAAACTATTGGATATAATGATAAAGGCCATCCTATTTATGAGCCGATAGGATATTTTGCTAAAAGCATCGAAGCTTATCAAGCGTTGGCAACGTACAATACTAACTTACTTGATACCGATACCGCTCCGGTTGACAACTCCCCAACTCCCAGTTATCCCCAGACATCTAATAACGTCCATAATAGCATTCCAGATACCGCCTCTAACAATAAAAAAACCATCATCAGGGAAACTTTTACAGATGTTTATGAGCGTTGGATAAAATATAAGTATACCAATAAGGGCAAACAGATTAATAGGGGCTATGTTGCGGCTTACAAGGCCTGCAGCAATATACATAAAATGGCTTTCGCGGATATTAAAACTGAGCATATGCAAAAAGAGCTTGACGGCTGGGAAATTGGACATGCCTCTAAGCAAAATATGAAAATACTGTTCGGGCTGCTTTATAAATTCGCCATACAAAATGACATCGTTGAAAAAAATTATGCCGAGTTTGTAGAGTTAGAGGCGCCAGAAGATGAAGAAGATCAAATACATAAACCATTTACCACCGAGGAGTTAACCATCCTCTGGGAAAATTCAGCAGACAAAGCCGCGCAGTTAGCTCTTATATACTGCTATTCCGGTCTGCGCCCTTCTGAGTTCATAAAGATAAAGACGGCTAATGTACACTTAGAAGAACGCTACATGGTTGGCGGCATAAAGACCCGAGCTGGTAAAAATCGTGTGATACCAATAGCGGAAAAAATACATAAATTCATCACTACCATGTATAATCCCAAAAATGAATATTTGCTGACTGATTACGATGGCCCCTTGTCCTACGGTAGTTTAAACTGGAGATATTGGACGCCATTGATGGAAAAGCTAAGTATGGACCATTTGCCCCACGATGGCCGTCATACCTGCGCCACACTGCTGGACAATGCCGGCGTTAATAAAACCATAGTCAAAAAAATACTCGGTCATGCAGGCGAGGGTGTAACCGAAAAAATATATACACACAAAACAATACAGCAGCTTGTGGAAGCTATTAACCTCATATAA